AAGAAATGGAGCGTCTTCAAATGAAAGCGATGGAGCTTACTCTTTCTGGTCCTATGTCTGGCAGTAAGGAAGATCAACTTGAATATCTTCACACAGTCAGAGCACTGGTTGAAAAACAACAGATCTTCTATATGCGTCTGAAACTTTCTGATGATCCTCGCGCTGTTGATATGTGCGAGCAGATTGAAGAAGGTGCTAAGATGTTATACGGATGGTGGGAAACTGAAAATGTTCAGACCCTCATGCGTAACATGCTAGACAAACTCGACCAGTTTGAAAAAGAAATAGAGGCAGAGGGTTGACACCGACCTCTGCCCGTGTTATTATGAATCCGTGATGAGGTGTCACGCAAACCGAATCCAAAACAATCCGAGGTAATCCTATGTCTTTTGCTGATCTCAAGCGCAAATCCCAAAACTCTTTCTCTACTCTGACTAAAGAATTGGAGAAAGCAAACTCTACTTCTAGTGGCGATGATCGTTTCTGGAAGCCCAGTGTTGACGCCGCTGGTAATGGATTTGCCGTGATCCGTTTCCTCCCTGCTCCTGATGGTGAGGAAATCCCATTCGTGAAACTCTATTCCCATGCCTTCCAAGGTGATGGTGGTTGGTATATCGAAAACTCTTTGACTACTCTGGGTGGTAAAGACCCTGTGGGTGAAGTGAATCGCCGCCTGTGGAATAGTGGTCGTGATGCTGATAAAGAAACTGCTCGTAAGCAGAAGCGTAAACTGACTTACTATGCCAACATCTATGTGGTGAGCGATAAAGCAAACCCTGAGAATGAAGGTAAAGTATTCCTGTATAAGTTTGGCAAGAAGATCTTTGACAAGATCACTGCCGCCATGCAACCTGAGTTTGAAGATGAAACTCCCATCAATCCTTTCGATCTGTGGGAAGGTGCTAACTTTAAACTGAAGATCACTAACGTTGCTGGTTATTGGAATTACGATAAGTCTGAGTTTGCTGCTCCTTCTGCACTCAACGCTGATGATTCTGTGCTGGAGAAAGTCTGGAAGCAGGCACATTCTCTCCAAGCATTTGTCTCTCCTGATAACTTCAAGTCTTATGAAGAGTTGGAAGAGCGTCTGAATATGGTGTTGGGTATCACCAAGACTCCTGCTGCTGCTCGTGCTGCTCAGGCAACCCGCGTGATGGATGAGGAAGAGGATGAAGAATTCTCTGCTCCTGCTCCTGCTGCTCGTCGTGAGCCTGCACTTCCTAAGGTTGCAGTCACTGCTGGTGTTGAAGATGATGAAGATGATGCTCTCAGTTACTTCGCTCGCCTCGCTGAGGAAGACTGAAATCAAAATCCATAGTTAAAAACCTTTTGGGCGGGAAAAAAATCCGCCCAATTTTTTTGTCTAAAAAGTTAGATGCCAGATTTTTTGGTTTTGGAATCTATGTATGCTGAAGACTCTGCATATTGTATACCAGATTCATATTGATCAATAAATTCTTGTACAAACTCTGGTTTTAATATAAAAATCTTTCTTTTCTCGTTGTTTAATCTGACTTCATATTCATAGTTGCTGATAGAATATGATACAGAGTTGCCAGGGACAGTAACTACACTTCCATTGTCATAGTATTTGAATGGTGTGTTGAAAAAACTTTCTTCTACAACTAAGTCACCTTTTAAAACTACCTGCCCAGAGCTATTCTTTTTTTCTATAGTTTCGTAGTGATGAGTATCATCTGGATTCTCATACTTAGATGCAACGATATCATATAATATATTTTCTCTTACTGGCATATCAAAGTAAGAGTTTATAATATTATTGGTGATCAAGATTACCCAATCAAATTCAGAGTCTCCATAGAATTTGAAAGAAAGGTAATCAATACGATCTTCATCACCCATTACATATTCATCAAACAAATTCTGAAAGTTGAAAGAACTTTCGGAAAGTTTGTAGCGTCTGAAAAAATTCTTTGCTAAAACATATTGCCTTTCCGAATACGGATAGGTCAATGGTTTCTGATCGTATTCTATATTTGGTAAGCGGTTAAAGAATGCCATGGTTTATCTCGCAATTTCTCCTAGATCATCTCGGAATACGAGTTTCGTTTCTGTTAAAGATATAGATAAATTTATGCCTAAAGGTTCTCCATCTTTATATGAAATATAATTTCCGTCAGTAATATAGCTCGCACTTACAGATTGTATTCCAGATACCCTATATTTTGGAAGATATTCGTTTTCTGTTCCATCACTTTTTAAAAATGTAACTCTAATTAAATCTGGAACTCCTATGAAGTTTCTATCTTGAAGTCCAAAAATTCCCGTAGTTTTTGGTGGCAAAGATGCTTTATGTAAAATTTTTACTATGTCTGGTATTATTGTTTTTGCTTCTTTTTCTGATTGTGCAATTAATTTAAAAGAATATGCATGAGGTCTCAAGTTTGGACCGCCATACAATAATTCTGTGTTTGGATTTAAAATTTTACCTTGTGTTAATGTTAAAATATCATTTGTTGTTAAATTTGATCCCATGCCAGGCAGTTGAGAAAATTGATCTCCCAAATATTGAACTCCATCAGCGCCAACTGCAGAAGCTACACTGATATATGATCCCCCGCTTTTAATTTTGTTTAATAAACTAGTAACTGCTCCTTTAACATCTCCAGTCAATACTGAGGAAGCGGGGCCAGCTACTATACCCAAAGCAGCTTGGGCTAATGCCGTAGTGTTTTTATTTCCCCAATTTCCAGTAAAAGTACTATTGATATCATTAGGCATTGGTAGAAATATACTGCTCTCAACCCTAAATTTTTCATCAAAAGCTTTTGTAGATCCCTCGTAGCTAGTGCTAGCGGCCGCTTGTGAAGCAGCTGCTCCTGGATATGGACCTATATCTAATTTTATACAATCTTCGTTTAGATTATCTGGAAATCTTATTACTGACATTAGTTTCTTACTACCTCGATGTCTTCTGGTCTACCATAACCTCTGATGATTCTTTTTGCTTTGATGCGATCAGTATAATTTTTGTTTGTTTCTTTCCATACATCAGTTGATTTGTATGGAATTAATACGCCGCTTCTTTCTCTAACAAAATGCTCAACTGGTAATGCAATAGCAGTATTCCATTCATCAATGGCAAGATCTAATAGGAATCCATCTACATGGTCTAGAATATATTTATGGAAGCAAGAGCGAGGTAAGTCAATTCGATCTTCTTTTAATTTTTCTATCGCAATCAATCTTTTTCTTGGTTCCATGTAATGTAGATTCGCGCCAAAGAAATGATCTGTATTTGCCTTGATGACATACACAAGAGGAAAAGTATCATAGTATGGTAGGTATTTCATACTTGCTTTGTATTCAAAAAGGAATAGTCTACCTACTCTTGCATACCTTCTCAACATATTTTCATCACGCAACTCTTTATCATCAGCGCGATCTCTTCTTTCGTCTCTTATTGTTTTATCTGGTTGTTGCTTATACTCTAGAGCCATGGTGCGAACAGTCTTTCTATACCACTGCCAAGTCTGTTCTTCGTTGCCTGCTTTTTCTTTAACTCTTTCAAACAAAGTATTATAACCTTGTCTCTTTTCTTTCTCTTCTTTTTTGAATCCTTTTGCCATCTGTTATATCCCCAAGTGATCTTCGGTGAGAATAAGAAATTGCATCTGTCTATCCTCACACCAGTCACTTGCGGCTTCCCATTTCGCTTGGTTTTTTAGAAACGTTAAGACTTTATCTTTGTAAAGTTTTGTCTGTTTCTTTGCTGGAGGTGGAGGAGTTGTTTGATTCTTTGGTTTAATTTCAATGAGATACTTTTTGATTTCATTTGTTTTTGTACGAATTTTAATATAGAAGTCTACATAATACCTATGCACCCTACCATCAATCGGTGATTTGTAAGGTATCACAACTTCTTCACTGCCCCATTCAATCACACTAGAATTTCTATCACAGAATACCATGAACTTTCTTTCCCAGAGAGAGCGATAAACGATATTCATCGGATTGCCTCTGTATTTTTTGGGATTTATTGGGCGATAAAATCCCGAGTATGCCATAAATATAAATATACTTTCTCCAACTATTTATCCAATGTCGATAAGCAATTTACTGGCAGCAATAAATCAGGGAGATGGTCTGGCAAAGAGTAATCTTTTTACTGTTTGGTTTGAAGGTCTTGTGATACCAAAATTTGAGGGTGCAGATACTAAATCTTCCGATCCTAGTAAAGGACCAGGGGGGAGAGTTTTATTCTTATGTGATGAAGCTTCTTTACCTGGAGCACAATCTAATACTGGTAGCACAATTAGATACGCTGGTGCTGCACCTAGATATTATCCAACGAATCCAATTTATACTGACACACAATTATCTTTTATTTGTGATGCTAAAATGACACAGTTAAAATTTTTAAATGCTTGGAGAGAATTAATTTATATTAAAGATGATAATGGTTTAGAAGTAGGTAATAGATTGAGATATCCTAATGAATATCAATGCACTATGAAGGTGGAAAAAAATGAAAGATCTGCTTCATCTGATGTTGGAAAATCTAGCATAACGTATAGTCTTTATAATGCTTGGCCTTATGCCGTGGATTCCACTCCATTGTCGTATGGATCTTCCCAGCTAGTCAAAGTTACTGCTAACTTTTATTATTCACATTGGACAACCACAGAAGGAAATATAAAGATCTAAATATCAATACAGCATATCATTTTCTTTGGAGTAATCATGTCTTTACCAAAACCCCCAGTGCCTACCTATGAGTTGGAATTACCATCCACAGGCAAGACTATTAAATACAGACCATTTTTAGTTAGTGAGGAGAAAGTGCTCCTCATGGCAATGGAATCTGAAGATGAAAAACAAATCACAAATGCAGTGAAAGATATTATTAAATCTTGTGTGCAAACCAGAGGTATTAAGATTGATGATCTGGCATCTTTTGACATCGAATATCTTTTTCTAAACATTCGTGGTAAGTCTGTGGGTGAAGAAGTTGAAATGAAGATCACTTGCACTGATGATAATGAAACTCAGATGGATTATGTATTGAATATTTCTGAGGTTGAGGTACAAAAAGATCCAAAGCATAGCAGCAAGATTATGTTGGATGATACTTCTGGATTGGTTATGAAGTATCCTGGAATGGATCAATTTATTCAGACACAAATTATGTTGAAGTCTCTGAATGCCGAAGAAGTATTTGATATTATTGTGGATTCTGTATATCAAATTTTTTCAGGTGAAGATGTATATGAAGCCAAGACTACTCCCAAAAAAGAAATCGAAGACTGGATTGGTGGTTTGACATCAAAGCAATTTGAAAAGATAAAAGATTTCTTTGCTACCATGCCCAAACTTTCTCATACATTCAAGCTTAAGAATCCAAATACTGGAGTTGAATCTGAATACACCATTGAGGGTCTTGTAAATTTTTTCGGGTGAGCATGTTGCATGAGAATTTGGCTAATTTTTATCAGTCAAATTTTAATCTCATGTATATTCACAAATTTTCTTTGACGGAATTGGAAAACATGCTCCCATGGGAAAGGATTGTTTACGTTACTATGCTTAACAACTACATCGAAGAGCAAAACAGTAAGCAAAAATGATAGAAGAAGATTCTCAAGAAGTATTAGAAGACATAGGGCAGTTGATTGCTCCATCCAGAATGCCATCAAATGTATCTCAGGCGATGGAAAAATATGGTAAGTCTTTTGATGCTATTGGGAATCAAATTTCTAAACAGAATGCTATTCTTGTAAGAAGTTTAAGTCAGTTAAGAAGAATAGAGGAAGACTTAGGAGATGCTAAGTTTTTCCTTGAGCAAATGAGCGAAAATTATCAAGAAGCTCTTGATGATTTTGAAATGGAAGAGAGAAAGAAAGAAGCGAGAAAGAAGTTTGTTGCTAGATTAACTTCACCATTTAAAAGAAAGAAACCAGAAGCTCCATCCACAACTCCACAGAAACCAGCACCAAAGAAAGAAGGTAATTGGTTGGATGGGATCACATCTTTCTTCAGTAAAGGAAATAAACCACAACCACCACAGAAGTTGGCGAGTGGTGGTGTTTCTCCAAAGGGTACTGGAGATGGAAATATAATTCAACCAGGGATCTATACAAATCCTGTGCGTGGTAATCTAGCACCAGGCACAGCGGTTATTCCATTGAATAGAAATTGGGGTAAAGATATATTTGGATCGTATGAATTGATAAACCAACAGCAATCACTTGGGGAAGTGATGTATAAAGCAGCGAGTGCTTTACTTGGATCTGGAGTTGCTGTTTATGGATCTGCTCTTCGTATGCTTGGTCCGTTAGCAGGATTTTTTAATCAAAATATACCAGGAATAATTAATACGGTTGCTGGTATTCTTGACATATCTCGCAGTGCTGTGATTGATATGTTTGGTGGACCTGCATATGCTGGTGTTGCTCCCAACGAAAGAGAAGAGAGATATTTTCATAGGTCTTGGCGAATCTATATGGATAAAAATGGCCTTTACTTTGGAGGCCCTGGTGGTGACAAAAGAAAAAAACCAGTTGAAATTGCTGCAGATATTTTAACTATTGGTGCCGATGGTGAAGGTCTCCGTTTGATGGGTGGTACCAATGTAACTAAACCACCAGCATGGATTCCATTTTCAAAATCAGATGCTGGCAAGTTGGGGTATGTTTCTGGATTTGGAATAAGAGGAAACAGACAACACAGTGGTATAGATTTGGATGGAGAGCCAGGAATAAAAATTATAACACCTTTTGCTGGTGAAGTTTACCGAGTTAATAGAGGAGCTGTTGAAGGAGATCGTGATGCTGGTGGTGGATATGGTAATTTAGTTGGCATTAAACATACTAATCCAAAAGTTTTTACATTCTATGGTCACTTGAAAGATGTTGCTGATAGTATTCAGGTAGGACAACAGGTGTCTGCTGGTCAAGTTATAGGTACTTTAGGTAATACTGGTTACTCTACGGGACCACACTTACACTGGGAAATTAGAACAGAAGAGAATGGTGGTCAGGTAGATCCAGTAGAGTGGACACACCAAAACAAACCAAGTTTTGCGAGGGGAGGAATGATTCCACAGATTCCTACCCCACTAGAGATATCTCCACCTCAACCATCTTTTATTCACACAACTTTGGTGAATATGGCACAGGAAATAGTAGAAGAATCTCAAAATTCTCCACGAATTGATTCGGCACAATCAAAAACTTCTGCAACTTCTTCTATTGCCAAACCAGTTGTGAAGGAGGTAACATTGACTATGCCTTCTCAACCATCTATGCCTTCTATGACATCTTCTTCTAGCACAAATAGTTTTGTTAAAGTTAGAATACCGACTAGAGATATAACAAGAGATACTAATATGGCGAGGATGAGATGACACTTAACGATCAAATAACAAAGAAAGCGACACAGACTAGGCAGCAAGCGGAAACTTTTGAGACTTCTCTTGCTGTACAATTTAAAGATTTGAAAACCAAGAGCAAAGAGAATGTAAATTTAATAGAGAAGCAGGTAGATATATTAGAAGAAGTGAATGACATAGAAAACAATATAGCAAATGAAGTTGCTAGTATCTCTACACTGTTTTCTAAAAATGGATTACTTGAAAATTTAGTTTATGCTAAGATACAAAAAAAGTTATCTGCATTCCCTAAGGCAGATGAAGAAGTAGAAATCAAACTACCAGCAAAACCCAAACAAAAAAAGGATAAACCTAAGAAAGATAAAAAACCAGGATTTTCTATACCATTTTTATCTCCAAAAAAAGCAGGCGATACACAAAAACCACCACAAAAACTAGCAAGGGGTGGCATAACACCTGGCAGTAGTCAAGTCAAGCAAAAAGTAAAACAAAATCTTGCTGTTCCATATGCAGATACTTTAAAGACAACTTTGCAGGCATCTGGAATTTTTGCAGTCAATGTATTAGGTGAGTTTATATCTGCTACTGGTGGTCTTGGTGGATTTTTTGCTCCATATCTAAACTCAATTGCAAAACCCTTTGCCTTGGCATTAGGTGTTAATGAGAGTATTATTAATTCCTTACTAGGACAACCAGTTGCTGCAGCAACTTTAAATTTAAGAAATGAGCAAAGATATTTTGGAATGATGTGGGGCAAGTTTTTAAATGATCCAACGTTTGTTGACAAATATATTGATAGAGAATCTGGTGCTGACGCAGCACCTCCAGGACCGCCAGGGTCTGGTAATGATTTTTGGACGTTAGTTGCAATTGCTTCCATGGAATCTGGCACTGCTCAGGGTAGAGCAGACGTTGCACAATCTGTCTACAACAGGTTAGCGGATGGAGCATATGGAAAAAGTTTATCGGAAATATTAACAGCAGAAAATCAATACGAGCCAGCATTTAATGCTAGAGGAACTGGCAATGGTATTAATCCTCTGTTTAAAAAAATAACAAACGTTGATTCTGCCGCGGCCGCTGTGCAGGATGGCACAAAGAGAATTTTTTCAAGAGATATTACTTTAGAGCAAGCAAAGAAACAAGTAAAAGAAGCAGCAAAGCAGATTACCGATCCTAGTTTACAAAAAAATGCTGCTCAATTTGTGCAAGGTAGAACTGAATTTTTAGCAAATGATCCTACTGGTATTGAAAGACCAGAGGGAGGCAACTCTTTCTCATGGAAATATGGTAGTGGTAAGATGCGTAATCAAGCTGCAGCACCAGTGCCTTCATTTGCTAGAGGTGGTCAGATGCCATCTGTTGCTCCAACAACATCATTCATACTAGGACCAAAATCTGGGTATCCAGTATCATTAGATGGTGGCGAAACTACAGCATTCACTGGTCATGGATATGAATTGATTTCTGGTAATAAAGTTTATCCTATTGATACCCCAGCATATAATTTATTTGTAGATAAGGAAAAAACATTTACTAGGTGGGCAGAAATTTATTATAGGAAATCTTTTGATTTTCAATCTGCATTGAAGATGGTTACTTCAACATCTGAAGTAAAAAAACCAGAAGTTAAAGTTAATTACATACCAGGATCTCCAGCATCTCCTAGTATTTCAGTTTCTTCTTCATCATCATCTGCAGTATATGACGAATACTTTGACCCACATCTGTTTAGAGAAGAATCTCTTTTGGCAAGGCTAAGATAAATACTTTTAATAGGAGAGATAGATAGATGGCAGAGCAAACCCTCACAGGTTTCTTAATATCTAAAGCAACACAGTCTCGTAAAGAGGCAAAGAAACAAGATAGAAAAGGAAAGAGGAAAAAGAAAGGCACTGAGAAAGAATCAGATATTAAGCAGGGTATAGGTGCTAAACTATCTGGTGGTTTGTCTGCGATATCTAGTATTTTTTCTGGAAAAGGTGCAAATGATTCAGAAACTGCTACAAGAAAACCAAGATCCTCAGGCAATTCAACTGGATTAGCAAAAATATTATCAAGTGGATTTGGATCTCTCACAGCAGATAATATACAGTTGTCTTCTGGTCTTGCATCCATTACACAGTTGTTGAATAGTTCTTATAAGGCACAGTCATTCACAGCGACAGGAGTGCAGACTATTGCAGCGATTCTTTCTGACCAATTAGAAAATCAATCTTCTATACTATCAACAGTTAAATCATTGAAGTCTGGTGGTGGTAGCGGTGGTAGCGGTGGTGGATCGCGTCCGAAAGCGACACCAGGATCTGCTATTGGAGGAAATACATTAACAGGAGCGGTAGTCGAAAAATTCGGTGATAAAATTAAAGAATTTTTAGTTAGAGGTGGTAGTAAAGGACTTGAATCCATCAAGAATTTATTTAATGGTGGAAAACCTAAAGTCACCGCATCTGGGGGTGGATCAGCACCGCGAGCTAAACCAACAACACAATTTACCAAACCGATTGGTCCACAACCAGTAAATTCTGCATCACCATGGGCGAAAGGTGCCGCTGGTGAAGCAGCAAATGCAGCAGGGCATGTTCCACGTTTACCATCTGCTCCTATTAAACCGCCAGCGTCAACTGGGATGATGGGAAGACTTGGTAATATGTTTAATTCTGCCAAAGGTGCTGTTGGTGGAGCATTCAAAGGAATTCAGAGTAAAGTTGGTGCTGCAGTTGCAGAAAAAGTTGGATCAAAATTAGCATCAAAAGGTGCCCTTGCTGGTGCTAGAGCAATTCCAATCGCACAACAAGTACTTGGCATTGGACTTGCCACAAAAGAATTAATGGATGGTGATATCGCTGGCGCTGGTTTAGCACTAGGATCTGCTTTGCCTGGCCCATTTGGTTGGGGATTTCTCGCTGCAGATTTGGGCAGAGAAATTGTTGGACCCGAACTGGTCGATAAATCTTTCGGTCAAGCATTAGGAGGTAACTTAGGATTATCTGATGCAAAAATACAGCAGCGTGAAAGCACAATGTCTGCTACCGAAAGAGCAGTTACTACAATGTCTGGTCCTAGTTTTACTGGATGGGCTTCTGGTGGCATGACGTTTGGAAAGGGAGTGGGAAATGTCATGGTAGGTGAAGCTGCTGGTGGATCTAAAGGTGAAGCAGTGGTGCCACTATCGTCTGGTGCTGGTAAAAAGATGTTAGGTGGTGAAAATTCTTCTATGGATCCAGGTATGCAATTTGCTGGTGCAGCAACACTTTCTGTAGTTGATAATTCTATCAAAGGAATGGGTCAATTGGGAGGTCCAGTAGCAGCAGCATTGGGTCCAAACATCCAACAACTTGCTACTAAGTTTGGTGTTGCTCAAACTCTTCCCAATCTACGAATTGGCGGAGCAAAATTTAAAGAGGATGGTAACGCTAAAAAGAAAAAAGATCAATTTTTAGAAGGACTACTTTCAGAATCTTTTAAAGCATTAGATACCAAGAAGAAAAAAGATGATGTAAATCCAGCAACTCCCCCAAAACCAGCTAATGTTTTAACAACTCCAGATAAAGAAGGAAATCCTAATGGTGGATCACCTAATAATGGATCTGGAGATCCTATGGATCAACCATATAAGCATAGAGTGCAGGCACCAAATGGTTCTTTACAACCCAAGTTAACAAAAGAACAAGGTGAAAAATTAAAATTAAATGAAAGAGCTACGAAACAAGTCTACTTAGATTTACCAGAAACATGGAAAGATAAGAAAACTGATTGGGGAGATAAAAGAATATTATTTGACTCTGCTAACGGAAAGATAGAAGTTTGGCATAAAGCGGGGGGAATGCGTTATGAGCTTTCTGTTCCTGGTGAGGGAGGACAGAATGCGGAAATGTCTGCTGCTGCTTTTAATGAAGTGAGAAATTATTTAAGAGTGAATGACCCTGAATTTGGTAGTAAAATTGGATACATTAGTCCGTCTGAATATAAGGTTATTATACAGAAGAGAAATGATGCGAGAGTAAACGGCAATCAATCAAGGGGAGGTGATTTCAAAACACCAACTATGCCTCGCACATCTGCTTCAATGGCACCAGTTGGAGCAACAAACATTGCAAACTCACAAACAAATTCTGTTTCTATAATTAATATTATGGGTGGATCCTCTGGTGGTGGATCTATACCTGTTTCATCATCGCCAATGCAAGATTCTTCCCAATATATAAGTGATCCATTTCCAAAAGGATTGGCAGGAGTCTTATGCACTTCCCCATGGAGCGTAGTATAAATGTCACAAGATCTTAACGCATTTGTAAAGAAAGTTACTATAACCGACACCAAAGGGAAGGTGCATTATCTTACTGGCAATAATCCAGAAGCTCAACTGCAAGGTATTTCCATTTATGAAAGTATTGATCTCAATACGATGGTTGCTGAGTTGTTAGTTGTAGATACTGCTGTTAATTTAATTGCTGATCTTCCTATCGTTGGGACTGAGGTTGTTGACATAGAGATGGAGGCTCCAAACATTTCATCTCAACCATACAAATGGCAGTTTGTAATTTATGGTATTAGAAACCGAGTAGTTTCAAAAAATTTACAACTCTATGTATTGGATTGTTTTTCTGTTGAAGCTTTAAGGAATGAGACTTTGAGAATTGGTAAAGTGATGAAAGGAAAAGCAAATGATTTAGTAAGAAGTATTATTACAGATACTTTAGATTCCAAGAAAAAAGTTTTAGATGAAGCATGTGGTTATGACATAAAATATATTCCTTCTTTGCAAAGACCTTTCGATGCAGTAAATTATTTTCTACCAAGATCAGTATCAACTAATGTAAAGTTACCATCACAAGGAACAACGTCAAGTCTTTCTACTTCATCTTCTACTTCTGTTGCTGGTGGATCAACTGATGCTGCTACGTCACAATCTGCTAATACTACTATAACTGGCACTGCTGGGTATATGTTTTTTGAAACATATGATGGATATGTTTTTAAATCTATAGATACTTTGATGAAAGAGAATCAAAATAAACATAAAGAATATATCTATGGGTTTGCTCAGACAGATTCTTCTACATCACAAACTAACTCTTATTTGATATTAAATTATTCCTTCGGTAGTCAAGAAAATATTTTAAAGAAGATGAGGACTGGTGTTTACTCTTCAATGATATCTTTCTTCAATCCATCAACTTTAGAGTATCAAGAATACTTCTTTGACTTATCAAAAGAATATCCAAAGATGATTCACTTAGGAAAAGACTCTGACTTACCAGAAAATGTTAAGAAGCTCGCGCAGTATCCTTCAAGGATCATGCTACAAATTTATGATCATGAAACATATTATAACGGACAATCTATAGCAGACCCTGCTAAGTCGTCTTCTGGTACAGCGTTTCCTGATTTTAGTAAGCAATGGATGGCTCAATCAATAAGTCGTAGTATGATTTTGAGAAATCAAATACTAAATATCACTATACCAATTAACTTTAACATTAGAGCTGGTGATAAATTGAATATTAAATTGCCCAATCAATCTGTGCAATCCAAAAGAGAGAAGCAGAAGTATGACTTGGTAAACAGTGGTTATTATATGGTTAGTAAAATTTCATATGATATTAATCGAGATCCCGATAAAGGATTGATTGCTGTTTGCAATTTAGAACTAATCCGAGACAACTTAGGGAGTTAAACAATGACAGAAAAAAGTATAGAAGACCATATTTTAAAAGATAAAAAGATATTAGATGATCCTTTGGTATCTTCGCAGTCAAGAAGACATGTCGAAGAAGAGTTAGAAGCGTTGGAAAGATATCACGCAAGACATCCAGAAGATCAACACGATCCAACTCCATTAGAATTATTTTGTGATGATAATCCAGGCGCACTTGAGTGCAAAATTCACGATAACTAATTATGTTATTACCTGAGTTAAATTTACCTATTGGATTTGCTGGTAAAGATGGTTTCTATTGGTGGATTGGCCAGGTAGAAACTGAAGATACCTATAAGAATTCTAACAGATATAAAGTTAGAATCGTGGGTCAGCATGTCAAAAGTTGTACTGCAGTGCCAGTGGATGATCTTCCATGGGCAGTCATTATGCTGCCAGTAACACAACCATCTAGAGAAGGTAACAGTGATTACTCCCCAGCAAAATTAATCAAGGGTGATTGGGTTGTTGGATTCTTTATGGATGGTGCTGCGGGTCAGCAACCTATCATCATGGGTACACTTCAAAAGGTAACAGACTCTAGTGATAATCAATCCTTAACTAATGTTAATGTTGCTGGAGAATGTTTAGCGTTTTCTAGATATGTTGCAGATACCAATCCAAAAGTTGCTTTACCAAAAGACAATCAAGAAAATGCGACAGCGAGACCAGGGAACGATGCAAATAATTCATCAGCACCAGGATCTTCTGCAGTTGCTGATGGCACCAACGGTGAGCAAACAGTAACAAATCCTCATGGGAGGTATGCATGTTTGCAGACGGCAGATCCTACCTGCACAGACACTGGCAATCAACAATCTAAATTTGAGCAAACATTATCTGAATTTTTCGCATCTGTTTCTAACAATGGTGGTCAGATAGGAAGCAAGATGCTGAGCGATGTGACTGGAAAGTTAGTTGATTATTCTGGAGCAGCTCAGGGATATATCAATAGAATTTTTGGACTATGTGAAGTTTATGTAAAAAATCTTAAGTATGAATTACTTAAGGCAATCAAAAAAGGTATACAGGAAATTTTATCTTTCTGTTTAGGCATTCCGATTCCAGATGCCAACAAGAAAGCAGGTGGATCTGTAGTAAAAAATAAAAACAGTGGTGTGTTAGCTCCAGTTATAAAGTGGTTAACTGATCAATTGGGTTTAATTAATTGTACTATTGAAGGATTGGCAGAAAGTATATTTAATTTTTTAACAGATTTAATTTATAATCTGTTGACAAAAGTTGTTTCTTCTGCAACATGTTTAATTGAATCTTTAATCTCTCAAGTTTTATCTGAGTTGGAGAATTTTCTCACTAGTATTCTTAGTGAACTTTTAGGACCACTGACTGCTATCTTAGACATTATAGCTAGTCCACTTAATATATTGGGAACTATTCTTAGTTATATTTTTGATTTGTTTGGTATTAAATGCACTGGACCAAAAAATTGCTCTACTAAAGAGACAGCAGTATATTGCACTGGACCTGCAGGGACCAAGAAGAAACCAGGAGAGGATGATTTCAAAGCTCTCGATGATATGATTGCCGAGATAGAGAATGATGGCGTTGCAGATTTACAATCTTCTTGCACAGACTACTATACGTTACCTTGTCCAGTAAATACAACTGCAGATATTTACGGTGGTATTCCAGACGAGGATAATTTTACTGGAGATCCTGAAGATCCACCATTAGAAATTGATGATCCTTTTGATAACTTCTTTAATGATTTTATACAAGATCCTGATGAGCCAGGCACGGATACACCAGATATAGAAGATGATTTTGTGCAACCAGTAGACTTAGACATCCTTTCTATTACTTCATTGTCATTGGAAAATGATAGTGTTACTTCTTATTCTTTTAATAGACAATACACTTACGAATCTAAAGGTAAGTTAAAGTTTAATCAAAATATTGTAGATGACAATCTTTATAGTTTTGTTTCCTCCACTGGACCAACTCCCTTTATTATAGCATACACTTTGGAGCGTGACAAGAGTAGGGTTTCCCAGAATCAAACAATTAGAATGACATTGAGGTGTATATCTGGCACTGTGCCAAATGGGACCAAGTTTAATTACTTTATCTTTGGTCGTATTCAATTATCAGATTTTGTTGACGGCACAAACGTTGGACAAATCACAATGGTTGATAACGTAGCACACAAGAATATAACATTGTCATCCAAATTAAGTATAGAAAAGGAAGAAGATGTTTTGTTTAGTGTTATTGAAGCAGGAGTCAGTAAACAGTTTACAATTTTCCAAGAAGGTTATGTGCCTCCAACAGTAACCAGACCACCAACTTTCCGTCCACCAGTAATAGATGATCCAGAAGTAGATAATAATGGAAAGATAATTGATATACCTATTAAAGATCCTGGAGATCCTTATATTAAACCACCATTTATAAAAATATTTGGAGAGGGAGTTGGCGCTTCTGCTTCTGCATTACTAGATGATAGAGGGTTTCTTAAAAAAATAATAATACAAAGACCAGGAGGAGGATATACTCCAAGTAGAAGAAAATCTAATTGTGTATTAGATGGATTTACAATCATTAGACCTGGATTAAATTACACATCAGAACCTATTGTTGTAGTCAATGGAGAACTCGGAATAGCGAAAGCAATTATCACCAATGGGATCGTGACTGGACTAGAGTTACTAAATAAATCAAAAACATATAATATTTTTCCCAGCGTCCAAGTACTTGGTGGAGGGGGATACGGCACTAAAGTAATACCATCTTTATCATGTGTTAATGATGATGTATACAGACAATTCTCTAATGCTGTTGCTCCATCTGGTGAAGCACAAGTAATCGATTGTCCGTAAAAACATGGCAAGTAATTGGAAAGAGTTAGAGCAAGATCTATTATCTGGTGCTGCACAATTACCTAATCCTATTCCAGATGCTGAATGTGGAATAGGAACTAATACTGTACCTAGTGGTCTAGAGGCACCAGAATTTGGAGAAACTCCATTAGAAGAATTTACTGGTGGAATACAAGATGAGATAGATAATTTTGCTGCAGAAGTTGATTCAGTATTGCAAGATATTGGTGCGTGGCTTCCATCGACATCTTCATCTCCAAACTTTAGTGAATCTGAATCAACAAAACCATCGGCAGCTCCACAAGTAGCAAAGATTGAATACACAACATCTGCTGGTGGAGAAGTAATAGAAGCAGCTGGACATGATCCTGACACAGGAGATTCTTATCGTGCCTGTATCACTAGCTCTGGTGGTGCTTGGCATTTAGATCCTGATGGCAGTGTAAAATTAACTTCTGGTAAAAATCCAGATACTGATCCATTAACAGGAGGAATACATTTACTTGCTCAGGGACCAGGCACACAAAAATATGGTGAATTTCTTCTCATAGAAGTCAATAATAATAGCAAAGCATTGGATGATGCTGGTGCTGCAGCAAAATCAGGAGCAACAGCTGGCATAGCATTTTCTTTAATTGTTAATGGCAATATTAAAATAGAATCTAGAAGTGGTGATATTTCTGTTGGTGGAAGAAATGTTAGTATAACTGCTTCTGATGTTTTGGAATTGAATTCTCCAGAAATTAAATTAAATGCAGGAAAAACTGCATCTACAACTAGTGGAGGAAAAATATCACAAGATCAAGGTGGAAGTATAGAACTTAACGCTGGCATAATTAAAAAAACTCAAGCAAGTGAGCAAAAGATTGAAGGAGCAACTTATAAAAGAGTTGATGGTGAAGATTTCAGTTACATCTCCAATAGTCAAGGTGGACATACTCTAAAATCTAGTGGCACCTTAGTAATTGAATCCGCTGGAGACATGATTGAGCAAATTGGTGGAAGAAAACTCACTGAAGTTGCTGCAACAGCGGGTGGAGTTAGTTTAGAAGGACTTATTCCACCAAAACCACAACTAATAGGATCTTCTGCTGGATATATTATCTGTAATACTTTTCCGATAGTGCCTTCAGCAGGAAAAGATTCTGCAGATCAACCACCACCAGTAGTACATATTGATGGACCAGCTTCTGGCGGTGGTAGTGGATTCAAAGTTACTTCTACTCTAGGAAACATTGGTATCTTCTCTACTTTAGGTAGTGTTGCAATAGGAAGCAACTATGGTGCTTTTGCAGACATAACCAATCCATTTAAAGATCCTAGGACACCTAAAAATATTCTATCAATTACAACACCAGGCACTTACGTTACATCACTTGATAATTTAAGCATGATGTCAGTGCTGCAAACATCATTATCGGTTGGCAAGAAACCTCCAGCAATACCAGTAACAGATGCTATAACTTTATTGCCAGCAGCAATGAAAATTGATTCTAAAGGCGTCTTAGATGTAACCACAAAGGGTGTCACTAATATAACTGGAAGTGTTGTGAATATTTTAGGTAAGGGTGGAATTTTCTTAAACTAATAGCGATTTCAAAATTGACTTTTGATTACCAAAATGCCCCAAAAAAAACTCGGGGTAATTTTTGCCCAAAAAAGTCGAGCTTGACAAACCCCCTACATACCACTATAATAGCAATGTTGCGCTTTGAGGTCTGGGTCTTATGAATCTTCAAAATCACTCTGAACAAGCTCTTGACAAGATCAGCATTGACCTCTATAATAAGAAGATACTCATCAGAGGAGAAGACGGCACACTGATTACCTTCAAGTGTGCTACGATCAATGAATTAATTGATCTGAAACAACAATGCTCTAAACTTCTCAAGTCTGAGAATTTTGTATATCGTTAAGCTCGTTTAGCCATCTGGTGAAGGCAGCGTTCTCATAAAGCGCCGCAGGAAGAGTTCGATTCTCTCAACGAGCACTCTGGGTTTGTAACTCAGTTGGTAGAGTAGCGGGCTTTTAACCTGTAAGTCGTCGGTTCGATCCCGACCAAACCCATTGACAATTCAAGCAAGACCTGCTATGATTGTCACATACAAACGGGCGTATGGTGAAATTGGTAAACACATGACACTTAAAATGTCACGGGAGTCTCCCTTGTCGGTTCAAGTCCGACTACGCCTATTGAAAAGGTAAACTTTATAAATAATTATAGCGTTTACCTTTTCTATGAAATACACAGAAGAAGAGTTTATCGATGCCGTAAAATCCTCTACAAGTATAAGACAAGTTCTTAATAAACTTGGATTGAAAGAAGCTGGTGGAAACTATTCCATTACTAAAACAAGAATTAAAAATCTTGGATTGGATACTTCTCATTTTAGAGGGCAGGCTTGGAACAAGGGTAAAAAACTTGGACCAAAAAAACCATTAGAAGATCTTTTGGTGATTGACAGGAAACATCCATATCAATCATTTAAATTAAAAAATCGTCTTCTACAGGAAGGTATTAAAACTCATCAATGTGAATCTTGTGGCATAACAGAGTGGATGGGAAAACCAGCACCACTTGAGTTAGATCATATAAACGGTATTAATTACGATAATCGTTTAGAAAATCTTCGTTTGTTGTGCCCGAATTGCCACGCTCAAACAGATACTTATCGTGGCAAAAATACATATTCCCACTAAATAAAATGTAGTGGGAAATGTTATGAAATACACATTATCTCAAGCATATTGCTTTTATATGGGTGAGGTTGTACGTATGTATTTCATACAAGGTCTTCCATATACTTTTGATGAATTACCTCAGTTAATTCAAGACCATCCTTCTGTGCAAACAGAAGCTCTTTCTCACTCAGATTATGATGATGAGGATATGTTTAGATGGTCTAATTACCTTATTATGGAAGAAATGCATCCTTTGATGTTTGAAATTGAAGTAGAAAATCCTGATTTATTACCTAAAGATGATTGATCAATTTTGTGAATATTTTGAAGGTGTTTTCAATAACAAAATGCAAGCTTTCTCACACCCGACTAAGTTTGCAATGATCGAATTAGCTCATACAAAGATCTGCGAAAACAAATTTAAAGTAATTCAACGATATTATGTTGATAAACGTGAGTATCGTAATGCAGTCATTGAGGTAATTCCTCAGGATAATTCTCTTCTGATTAAAAACTATAAGGAAGAATCAGATCAGTTGACATATTTAGATGGATGTGATATTCTGTTTGAAAAGATAGGTGATGAGTTTCACGGCAAAAATATCTGTAAAGAATGCTTTGTAACATGGTCGGGAAAAGAAACTTATCTTCAAACAGAAAGTATCCTCGGAAACGGTTACTACAACGTAATTGACAAGGGATACGACATATCAACTGACAAACATATTTGGGGATCCTTTCATGGATCCTTCAAATTTGTAAAATCGCCTGAGTAGCTCAGCTGGATAGAGCAACGGTTTTGTAAACCGTAGGTCGTCGGTTCAAGTCCGACCTTGGGCTTCCGTGTGAAGGAAGTCAATTAAACTCCAGCAATTTGACTGGGGTTTTTTTGTATAAATAACTCAGAAGAAATACCATATCCAAGGGTCACTGAGAAGATGCCATTAACTAGATTAGATAATCTTTACTCAAGTAAAACTGGTAAATATCTATATGTTTCTCCAGATGATTTTAATGCTACTGATGCTTTAGATAATAGAGGAAATTCTCCTTTAAGGCCATTTGTAAGCATTCAAAGGGCATTTTTAGAAGTTGCTCGTTATTCATACGTTCCAAATATAGACAATGATCGTTTTGATCAGTTTACGATCATGTTGTCTCCTGGCAACCACTATATTGATAACCGTCCTGGAGATTTAGATACATCAAATATTCCTATTTTTAATTATGATGAAAGTAGTGATGAATGGAATGATGATTCTATTTTTGACCTATCTAATCCAAATAATTGTCTGTACAGATTTAATGGACGTGATGGTGGTGCAACTATCCCTAGAGGCACCTCTCTCGTAGGTACAGACCTTCGTAGAACTCAAGTTCGTGCTCTTTATGTGCCTGACCCTGCAGATAAAGATGTACCTCGCACTGCTCTTTTCAACGTAACTGGTGGATGCTATTTCTGGCAGTTTACTATTCTTGACGCCAATGATGTCAATGGTCCTCTAAATGGTAAGGCATACAATCAACCAGGATCTACTCAGACAGTAACTCCACTGTTTTCACACCACAAGATGACAAACTTTGTCTTTGCAGACAAAGAAGATCTTGGACTACTTTACAGAAAAATTTCTCAAGCATTTAGTAAGTATCAACCAGATATTGATGATGTCTACACTGTAGAATCTGGTAGAGTAGAAAATACGTGGTTTTCTACAAACTCATATGCTATTAATGATGAAGTGGTTTTTGGTGGAGAAGCATACAAAGCATTAGCGGTAAATACTAATAAAAGACCAGATTTAGAGGATACTTTCTGGGAACGTCTTAGCACCACATCAAGAGAATTTGATTATAGAATTCAAGAAAATAGAATTGTTGGACCTCTATCAGATACAGTACAAATAGATATTTTCAACATTGATGAACCAACTCCTGGATCTATTAATGTAACTGTAAGAACTAAAATTAATCATGGTTTCTTCCCTGGTCAATATGTTGCGGTTGCTAACCTAGGTTTTAATAAGGCTCTTGAAGGTGTATTTCAAGTTATTGCAATTAACACCACAAATCCAAAAGAATTTACATATCGTGTTAATGTAACTGCAAATGCTGTTGGGTTAAGCGAAGGAATAGATTATACTGCTGATCCTAACGCTACTGTGCAGGCAGAGGTTGACTCTGTAGAATCAGCATCGCCATACGTCTTCAACGTTTCTATTCGCTCTACCTGGGGTATCTGCGGTATCTGGGCAGATGGTCGCAAGGCGACTGGTTTCAAATCGATGGTTATCGCCCAGTATACGGGTGTTTCGCTACAGAAAGACGACCGTGCATTCATTCGCTACGATGAGTTTAGTAACACATGGAATGAAGCACCACTAACAGATGCTTTTGCTACAACTCCTTATCACATCAAGGGTGATGCATACTGGAAAGATGATTGGAGAAACTTCCACGTTCGTGCTTCAGATGACTCATTCATTCAGAACGTTTCGATCTTCGCTGTAGGTTTTGCTGACCACTTCTTGCTTGAGTCTGGCGGTGATATGTCTATCACCAACTCCAACTCAAACTTTGGTAACACCTCGATGCACTCAAAGGGTTACAAAGGTTTTGCGTTTAACCAAGACAAGGGTGGATACATTACTGACATTATTCCACCTGAAACAATCAATGACTCTTCACCTATTAAAATAAATTACTACGCTTTAGATGTACAACTTTCAAAACCATCAAGTAATAGTAATAGATTATATCTTGTAGGAGATAAAGCAAATAATTTCTTAAGTCGTCCTGCTGCTAGCATTAATGGATATAGAATTGGTGCTAGATCTTATATCACCGATGAAAAGTCTGAAAAATTATATGTTAACATAAGTGCAGATACCTCTGCTGGAGAAAGTGGTGCTACTACGAAATCTGCATTTATTTCACCATCTGGATTTAAAAAGTGGTCTGCTTCTTTAGATACGCTAAGTCCAGCAAATCTTGGAATTGGTGATCTTAATCAAGATGGATTCCCAGACACTGCTGAAGACATTTATTTCTTTAATCTTCGTCAAGATGCTGCGAATTTAATTGATGCAAACAAGACATTTATTCAAGCAGAAACTTTTGGATATATTCTTGAGAAATATCCTTATTTGCAGAATATTCCATACGTAAATCCGAATATTACTGCAGAAACTGGTAGATATAGAGATGGATCTAATTTAATTAAAGCAAATAGGCAAGAGATTATTGATTATGCTTTTTCTATGTTGGAAATTTCTTTCCCATCTTTTGTAAATCCTGATGAAGAAAAATGTAAGAGAGATTTGGGATTTATCATCGATGCAATTGCAAATGACTTATATGATGGCGGAAATGCTGCTATTATAGAAGCAACTAAAGCGTATTTTGATGCTAATGGACAATTAACTAGTAATGGTCTTTTAGGTGAGCAAACTGAGTCCATTTATGCTTTCAATAGAATGAGAGATTGGGCCAAAAAAGCAGTTTCCAATCTACTTGAAAATACTTCACTATTGGAAGTAGATACAATGATTTCTAGTGGCACTACAGTTACTGTAACAACTCTTTCTGATCACAATTTAGAAGCTGGACAAACAATTACTGTTGGTGGTGCTACTCAAGTTGCTTTTAATGGAGAATATCAAGTTAATTCATCTGGATTAACTGCAACACAGTTTACTTATACTGTACCAGTCGCTCCAAGTATTAGTAATGCCTCTGGAGCATATTATATTTCTACTATTGTTATCGATGCTACCAATGATGATGGAGAAGCTGGAAGATATAAAGATGCTTCAAATCTTGTAACTGCAAACAGACAAGAAATTATTGATAGAGCATTTGGTGAAATTGCTATTCAATACAATGAAGCTGCTTGGGGGCTTGATTGGGTTGTTCCTGGTGATACTCCTCTCGGTCCCTTGAGAAGATATTTCGATTCATATCGTCTCATTCAGAAAAATAGAAACATTATTGTTGAGACTGCATATAAGACAGTAAATGACAATCCACCATCACCTGCACCAGCAAACTTACTAGCAAAGTGTAAGCGTGATATTGGGTTGTTTGTAGACGCTATTTCTCTTGACATTCTGGAGGGTGGTGCAAACGTATACACTCGTAAGTTTGTGCAGCAGTATTTCTCTGCTAATACCACACTTCTAACTAACGGTCTTGCTGGTGAAGTAACTCAGTCAATCATTGCTTTCAATAAAGCTCGTGATGCGATGAAGGCAGCGATCACTAACACACTTTCATCTCTGACTGGTCTTGTAACCTCTTCGCCTGTTGGTGGTACATGGGTTGATGGATCTACTGGAAATAAGACAGTTTACAACGATTTAACTCTTACTGTAGATCCTCTAACGGGATCTAACACTGATCCTAACTCGTGTGGAAACGTGCAATCTGCAGTTGACACTTTAACTGCTATAGTATCTACTACACTCACAGCAGTTGATCTTTCAACGCTACCTCCAGAAACTACAGGATTAACTGAGGAAGCTGGTCAAACTAAATGTAAGCGTGATATTGGATATATTGTAGATTCGATTGCTCAAGATTTATTCTGGGGGGGCAATGAATTTACAGTGGGTGCAATTGTAGAATATTTTGCAAACAATACAACACTAACAACAAACGGTCTTTCTGGTGAAGTTAGCCAATCTATTATCGCATTTAATGCAGCGAAAGATATGGCTAAAAAGGCAGTAACTAATCAATTGTATGCCAAGAATCTATCTCTATCGTATGGTGATGCTGAGTATGGTGGTGGAGGAGGAATAATTACTTATACTCAGTCTGGAAATGCAGCAACATGCATAGATGTACAATTGACTATAGACACTTTATTTGGAATTGTGACAAATACATTGACAACTCAAAATCTTTCTTCATTACCTCCAGTGGATAATGGAGAATGGGATTGTGCCAATGTTAGAAATACTATCGATACATTATTCTCTATTTTAACAACTTCACTTGCAACTGGAAATCTATTAAGTCTTCCAGAAGAAGACATCGGACCATGGGCTATTGTGAGTGATTCTAGTAAGTGTAGAAGAGACATTGGATACATTGTCGAAGCACTTACTTCTGATTTGAGACTTGGTGGAAATGAAGCAACTGTAAGAGCTGCTGAAGCCTACTACACTGGAAATAGTTTAGATTATATTGAAAATGAAAGAATTGAAACGCTAGATGCTTATGATTATGCTAGAAATCTTGCTATTTCTTCTATGAGAAATCATGGAACTTACATGAATAATTGTTTAGTTTCTCAAGATTCTTCAATTGTTACAGTTCCATCAACAAATGGACTAGTTATAGGAATGCAGGTGCAAAGTGTTGCGGTTCTTCCAGATGATACTGGATCTATCACCGAAGTAATTACAAATTATAATGATGAATTAGAAGAAATTAATTTGTATGGAAGAGTAGTTCCTAAGGCAAATAATCTAACATCAAGAATTCCATCAATAGGAGCATACATTAAAAAAATTGGTAATGGGACGAATGGATTACAAATTAATCAAATTCAACTAGGTGTTAAAGGCAGTAAATTTAATTCGGGAGGATTTGTTTATGCAGCAGGTGGTATTGGTAACAATGTCCCAACAAATTTATTTTTCTCATTGAATGAAGGTATATGGGCAACGTCAGTTGATCCTTCCGTAGATAACACAGTATTGCAAGATTTTAATTATACAACTGATCCTTTTGAGTGCTCTGCTGTTGTAGAATCTATTAATACTTATTTTGGAATATTTAATCAAATTATTGAAAATGGTTTAGGTACAGTAGATGTTGAGTATTCTCAAATTAATACAGGCACATTTGCCCAAAGATCTACTTTATTCACTCTTACTGACACTTCTAATGGTGCTTCCCCATCTGATCCACACCACTTAGAAACTGGCACTCCAGTAAGATTAGTTCCTAGAGCTAAAGAAGGATCTAATATTGATAAGCGTTTGATTCGCTTACCTAAAGGATTTGATACAAATACAGTTTATTATGTAATTGCTCCAGGAAGAAAAACGGATCCATACGATTATTCAAATACAACTAGATTTAATGGAAGTGCTGGATCACTGCAAAACCTAATGCTAGCAACTAGCGTTGAAAATGCTGCTAGTGGTATTTTTGTATATTCTTCTGAAACTGAAGGAGTTAATTCTGATGTAGTTATTGATTTATATCAATATGTTTTGGATGTAGATTATGATTTGAATACTTACATCACCAGAAAAGTTACTGGTGATGGCGTTCTGTTAGAAACAGAAGAGCCTCATGTATTCGACATTCCTACAACTGCATATAATACAACAAATTATCAACAGTATCAAGCAGTATTCTTTAAACCAATTGGATCTGGATCTCTTCCAGTTTTAACTTCTGGCGGAAATCTTTCTGAAAATAGAGAGTATTTTGTCAGATATGTCGATAAGAGAAGATTTAAAGTTTATGAAACATTGCAGCAGGCAGTAAATAATACAACACCTTTACAATTTGCTAATTTCACCTCAACTTTCTATACTTTATCTAATAAAAAGAGATCGCCATTAAGATTTGCTCCAGAGGCTGGTGCTCAGCAAAGTTATGATGAGCTTAAATTATATGTTGAAGATAAAACATTATTTGCCAATGGTGATTATGTCAAAGTTGATGAAGAATTTTTCTTAGTTACTGGCATTTCTCCTTCGGGTGGTAGTGATTATTTGATTGTGGCAAGATCTGCATTAGGATCTATACCAACAAATCATCAAACAAATGCAGTGGTTACGAAGTGGGCGTATTCCGCTACTGGAACTGTAACTACTATTACTGAAGCAGTTAATACCACAGAAACAATTCTAGATTTTGCTGATGCTTCTCAATTTGCTGTCGGTGATTATGTTAGATTGACAAATAGTGTCAACTCTAACACTGAAGTAGTAACTATAAAAATAATTGAATTTACTACTGGATCAGCTGCTCAGGTGGTAATTGATAGAGCGCAACTGGGAACATTCGCACAAAGTCAATCGGGCACAGTTACAGCAACGAAACTAACCTTACTTCCAACAACAACTACCACTACTCTATCTGAAACATATCCTCGTTTACTAAGCTCAGTATCTTCTGAGGATTATGCTGGTGGTAACTGGTATATTTCTACAGATTCTTCAAAATCAAATACAATTCTTCAAAGAATTAGAAAATCGGATTATGCAACAAAAGATAAGACACCAGATACATGGTTTGAAAGAATTGAAGATTCCAGAGATAAAAAGGATAGAATTTACAGACTTCGTTATGTAATTCCTAGATATTTAAGAGGAGTAAGAGATCCACTGAGAGGATTTGTAATTAAAGCTAGAAATGATAGCACGAGAAGATTGCTGCCACAGAAGATTTTAATTAAACCAACTTCAAGCTCTCCTCTAATTCCAGAATTAACAATTGCTAACGCAACAGCAGCTCTTGCTTCTAGACCAGATAAACCAGGATACGAATTCTTAGGTTACACTTCTTCTGATCATGGACCAACTTTTGAAAGTCTTTATGATCCATATAATTCAGAAACAAATTCTGAAATTGACACAACACCAAAATATAGAGTAAAGATCACAACAGACTCTAAAGTTACTTGCTATGTCCAATCAGCAAGAAAGAAAATTGTCAAAGGAAAGGAATATATTGAGTTAACGGTATTTAATATTGGCATTGAAGAGCAAGGATACAAAGAAAAAATCTTTACCACTGTAAAGATTACGCCACCTCAAGGTGGAAATGGATCTTTTGTAGCAAATACTGCTAATTTACCAGAAAATAATACTAGCAATATAATCACATGGTCTGGTGCATGTAAAGGTAAAGCTCGTGTACATGCTTACTTCTCATACGAGAATCAGTATTACATGATTCTGAAAGATATTTCTATTATCTCTACACTAAAATATGATCCATTTGAAACAGTAACATTCCAACAAGGATCTGTGTCTGCTAATCTTGATGATTATCCAGATGGAGGGAGATCTGATATTGACAACTACTTATATGTTGTTGAGGGATCTAACGTATATACTATGACCCCAGGTGATACTTTTACTGCTCCTAATGGAAATTATACAATTGCTTCGGTTGAAGATACTAAAGAAATCGAAAATACTTTCTATATCTTTGATATTGATGAAGTACGTAGAAGAATTTTTGGACAACAAGATGGTATTTACTACTTAACTTGTTTGAGAGGAAATATTAGTCCATTCCCAACTGGTGCTGGTGTTGGAGAAAACTTCAGAAACTTCAAATTCTCTCAACCAGTATCCAAACTATATCCAGAATTTTATAAGAACGACCCAGAATGGTATAAGCAATTAGATCCCGAAGCAATTGATCCTCCCGCAACTATTTCTGCTGCTGATAATTATATTCATGGTCTAGTTGCAGTTAATGATTCAAAAGCAAGCGTAACTAAAGAATGTGTAGTAGATTTTATTTCTGATCAAGGATTGCGTAATAACGCATTTACTGGAGATAATAAAATCAAAGCACAAGATGGAGGAGCTTCTGCTGGATCTGAGTCCCGAAGAATTCCTATTTCTGGTGATTCTCCATATCCTACTGAAGGTAAATTCTACGTTGAGCTTCGTAGACCATCTATTGCTCGCTCAGGAAACCACACCTTTGAGTATCTTGGATTTGGTCCTGGTAACTACTCAACTGGTTTCCCTGCGCGTCAGGAAGTCGTGTTAACTGATGTACAAGACTTCTATGCTCAGGCAAAGAGAGAAGACGGTGGTATCGTCTTCTACACTGGTCTAAACTCTAACGGCGACCTTTATATCGGTAACAGAAAGATCAATGCTATTACTGGTGAGGAAACATTCCTTGAGTCTGCAGAATTAACTGAAAGCGAAGATCAAGCAGATACTATTGGTAATTTCGTAACTACATTTGATGATCCTGTTGTATTCAATGATATCGTATCATTCTTAGCTCCTCTGGAAAAAGGAGTTACCTTCTTCTCATCTCCTCTTTCAGTTGATGTTGGAACTGTAATCAGCTCCACTGGTCTCGATGCTCCACCAGCTATAACAATTAAGACTAATATTAATACTTCCACAGATGATAATACACTAGCAGTTAATCCTGTTACTGGATTACTATCGGGAGATATTAAGATTGGAGAAAATAGAATTAGCACGGCAATCGTGTCATTCAATGCTAGAGGATCTCAGTCATATTCTATTAGGACTGCAAATTATCAATTTACTCCTGATCAAGCAAATACGTTTGGGACTACTAATATATCATTTGGATCAAAATATCCACTTAAAACTGGCGATATTCTATTAAAAGGAACTCAAGTTGGTTTGACTGGATCTCTTGGTTGGATTTATGCCAACAGTTATGATACGGTTCCTTCTGAAAGACTATTGAGTATCGAAGGATTTGGATTAGGTAATAATTATATCAGAATAAATTGGAATGTTAAAGATCCTGGATTCCCTCCAAGATTCACAAACTCTGAAATTGGAATTACTTCTGTTTTATATCAAGTTAGAATTTCTGGAATTTTTGTAACTGCTCAAAATAGTGGATTGAATAACAAAGCAAGAGGTGTTTGGACTATTAAATCAGATACCTTTAGTCCATCAAATACTTTTGTTGATCTAGTGTTATCTGACAGTATTGATGTCGGAATTTATGATATTTTAGAGGATAATGAGCCAAGTATTTCTATTGCAGTATCTAACGTTGCTTGGAAAGAATTTGGTGTGGTTGGATCTGAAGCTATCAGAACCGAAACTGGATCTATTGGAAATTATAAAGTAGGAATTAATACTGTAGCAAGATCTGCTCACAGTGCATATGATAATTCATTTGTTTCTGCAGAAACTACTCCTAGAGCAAACCTAGATGTAGTTGGCAATACATTTATTAGTGGAAGAAGTATTCCAAATTATCTAGGTCAGTCAACTATTTCTAAGTCTCAAATTTCATTGAGAGATGCTTTTGTTGTGGGTGGCAATAGTGCTGCGTTAGAAGTTCCTTCTGCTCTAAGATTATCAACAACATCGCTCACAATTCAATCTTATAATAATACAAATACTTCAACTTGTGTTATTACTACTGTAGAGCCACACGGATTAACATCTGTAAATAACACTAATTTTGCCTATGTTGAATTTACCAGTGGTTTAAATACAACTAAAACTGGCACTTACAGAATTACTGCTGTGCCAACTGCAAATAGTTTTACTATAAGTAATCAAACTAACTATCCTTTATCTGGATTGACAGTCGGTAACATTTCATATGCTACTGGTAATGTAACATTAACTAGAGGAAATCAAACTAATTCTTATACGGTCAACAATGTTTCTGTTGGATCTGTAAATGGAAGACTTGGTGTAAATACTTCTTTACCTGTAACTTTAGATCAAATTTCTCGATCTGCGTCAGTAGTTACCATTAGAACAAAATCTCCACATGGATACTATGATGGAGAAGTGGTAAATCTGTATATTGCGAGTGGATCATATACTCAATACGGTTCCACCGCTATCACAATTTCTAACGCAACAGAATTTACATTTGATTATACTACTTCTGTAGTTGGCACAAATTTCAGTTCTATTTCTATAGATGGTTATGTTTCAAACGAAGGAATTCTAGACAGAGAGTTTGTAGTTCGTGGTGACGGTAGATTAACTGGTAATTTAGAGGTTAAGGGCAATACGGTCATCAACGGAACTAACGTTGATACTACTAATACAACTTTAAATCTCTATAATACAACTGCTACCACAGTAAATGCTTTTGGTGATTCTCTAACTGTAAATGTTGCCAACAACACCACAACAACTGGCATACAGAATATCAATCTTGGAAATTATTCAGCAACACAAACTCTAACGATTGGGGATGCTGCTTCTACTGCAACTCTTAATATCCATAGAAATGCTAAAACATCTGTAATTGATATTGGCACTGTAGATTCTGGCACTCTTCCAGGTGGTAGTTTACATAATTCACAAATTACTGTTGGTGGTGCTTGGACAAATACTTCTGGATTCCTTCGTGTAAGAAATAGAAACACTATTTTTGATAGTGATAGTATCGAAGTTGGAGCTGGTCCTGCTTCTACTCTATCACAATTTGTTAGAATATTTACACAAGCAAATGAGTTAAGACTGTTTGATACTGGGGGCGCTTCTATAGTACAACTTTGTAGAAATGCTGGACAATTAAGTATTGCTTCTGATGGTGGTGAGACTACAATTAATAATTCACTTGTTGTAAAAGCAAGTCAAGAAACTCAAGGCGGTATCACATTAAGTGGAGGACTTAACTCTGGATCATTTACTATTTCTAGAGCATCATGGGGCACAACTGCTTCTTCCCATGTTGAGGGATCTATCACTGCTAGAAATATTGATTTCTACAAATATACTATTATTAATAAGCGTTTAGATACTGCTGGATCTACATACTGGGGTGACGCATCATTCCAAGTTCCTGAAAGTACAACAGGAGAATATTTCTTATATTTAAATGAAATTGCAACTGCAAATGATTTCAGCATTGGTGATTATCTATTAATTGATAGAGCAAGACATGTTGCCACCCTACAGTTTGTTTCTAGATCTGGTAATGTTGTAACTGTTACTACAAGTAAAGCACATGGGTTTACAACTGGTCTTGCTGTTACAGTCGATGCATCAAATAATACTTTTGATGCCACTAATGTTGTTATTACTGTAACTGGTGCTAACACATTTACATTCTCTCAAACTGGCACTACGGTATCTCAAACAGCAGTAACAGGAACAGCAGTGCAATCTGGTAATGAAGCAAAAAGTGAATTGGTTAAGATTACCGAAATTACTAATATTTCAAATACTACTGATCCATCTGGTCTTAGACTTAAAGTATTACGTGGTCAAGATGGCACAACATTGAGATCAGATCATCCAGATGAATGTATTTTAAGTAAGTTTGTTAAATTTGATAATGCTTCTTGGATTACTAATGATGGGGGAATTACCAGCACAGCAACTTCAATTAGCACTGCAGAATTTGGTGGTTCTATTACTACCAATGATTATTTGAGATTGGATGATAATGAAATCGTCAAAATTGCTGCATTTATTAGCAGTGATATTCAATCACTCAGGATTACTGATGGTGGCGATCCAGCTATTACTAGATTCTTAGTTGAATCTACTACTGGAAATGTAACACTTGCTGGTGATTTTGCAGTTGGTCAAGGAGCTGTTGCTCAACAAGGACAACCTTTAACTGGTAAATTAACTATAGATGGTGATACTGGAAATACTAATATTGCTGGTACATTAACAGTTGAAAATACATTTACATTAAATGGAAGCACTACTGTAAATTCTCAATTCTTTAGAGTTACTGATGGTGCTGCATCTCCAGCAATTAAATTCCAAATTGATAGTGCAAATGGAAATACCATTATAAATGGCGGCAATTTCAACGTCTATGCTTCTGATGGCACTACAAGCAAATTCTCATTAAGTAATTCTTCTGGAGATATAACAGTATCAGGAGCACTTTCTGCTTTAGGATCTGGAACTAGCACATATGGTGGTGACATTTTACTATCTGGTGGTGCTACTGGTGGCAATCTTGAAGTAAGATCAAATGGCATCAAGAGATTTAAAGTTTCTTCTGCTGGTAATATTGATCTAGGCGGATTAACTAATTACTTTGGATATACTGGTGCTAGAAGATGGGAATATGTCAGTTCTTCAACTTTCACTGCACAATCGAATGTGAGTTATTTTGTTGCTGCATCAGCAAATGTATTGATTAAATTACCTTTAAATCCTGTAACTGGTGATATGATTCGTTTCGTTGATATTGGTGGAAACCTAACATATAATGTTTCTTTAGTAATCAGAGCTGTTACTGGAACTGCAATTCAGGGTGATTCGACCAATACTGGATCTAATGTTTTGGGTGGCACATTTGCTGCTGCTCTTTCTGGATATGATGGTGGTGAGCTTGTAATTCAAACACCAAACGCGGGTCTTGGTTTAGTCTATGCAGGACCAACATTAAATGATGGTAGTGCATCTGGAATTCCAGGAAGTGGAGTTGGTTGGTGGTTAATGGAGATCTAATATGTCTTTTTACCAAGAAAACAGAACTATGAAGGCAGCAGCCGTCGGCACAATCATGCCGTGGACTGGTGATTTTGGATCTATTCCTAAAGGATGGTTGCCTTGCTCGGGACAAACAGTAAATGCAAATGATTATCCTTTATTATCTCAAGTAATTGGCACTAATTATGGTATTTCTTTAAGTTTTGGAGGCACATTTCCAGATTACACTGGAACGATATATTTGCCAAATTTAAACGACAAACATTTGGCAAATATTGATGCTGATTATTTTGTCGCAGGACAAACAGTAGACAATACTTTTACTGACAATGCCGAAGCATTAGCGGTTGTCCAAAATTATATCGGAGTAAATGAAAGTGAGGGAAGTCTTCCCAATCTAGTATCTGATGCTTATACTGATGTTGTTTTAAATTATACTCCAGAAAACGATTTTGTTGGATCTTTAACTGGCGCTACCGTTATTAATGGAGAAGCAGAAAGATTGATACATATCGCACCAAGAAAATTAGGAAGAAGACATATTTTAGGACACAATCATTCTGGTAGAATTCCTACTATTTCTGGGGTATCTAATGATAGACCAGGAAAAGGAGTTATTCCTTGGTCAAACATTACTTTTGAAGTTAGAGACTATTTTTATGCTACTGGTCCAGAGTATAATTTTTCTGCTAATCCCACACCAGGGGATTTTGGAAATGGATTTGGTGGCACTTCTTTTGGAAAAATTTTGGCAAACGTGCAAACTTCGGATAACAATAATAATGTTATTGCAAATAATGTAGCTGGTCCGAATGCACACCCAATCAGTAACTGGTTAGGTAATGATTCTGGTAAAAGTATTACAAATGCTCCATTTACTTATGATGGTAAATTAGATAGATCCGAAGCAATTCCATATGGGTTTGGTGGATCTACGGTTATTATGCCAGAGAGAAATTATGATCCTGGTGGTGTTAATAGTGGAGTAGCAGATGCTAATGCCGCTGGTAATAAAGTGCTATATAATAAAAGTTCTATTAGTTTTAATTTCAATAGTACGGATGTTTTAGGGGGAGCAAATCAATACATTACTCCTCATACTCATGATTCATTTGATTGTGTTTATGATCCTGGTAATTTAAAGCTTCCAAATAGAACTAACACTAATATAGTTCAGTCGAATATTATTCCAGACAATAATGCTGGTAAGTCTGCTTTAAATTTAACCGCATTTGTACCACAACCAAATTTGGTTTGTTTATATTTAATAAGAGCATATTAATCGATGGCAAACTATTCAAGAGAAAAATCTAAATTTGGCGGAATGGTAGGCACCATTCAAATTTTAACCAGTTCGTTGTATGGATTCGGTAGTCCATTGGATGCAAAATTTAAATCTGTTATACCTGCTGGATACTTAAAATGCAATGGCGCAATTCTTCAAGCTGAAGATTATCCAGCACTTGCTGCTGTTATTGGCACGGGACAGGATTGTAAATTTTTGAAAGATTCTAAAAGAGATATAATTGATTCTACTAGATTTCAATTGCCAGATTTGGGATCAAAAGTTATTATTGGTGGTATTGGTAGTGGATTGTATCAAAATGAATTAACTGAAAGTGGAAAATATAAAGTAGGAATTGGAGTTGAGGCAACTTCAAATGTTGGAAATGAATTGTCTGTAAATTATAGCGGCAATTTTACTGTTCCAGCAGTCAGTGCATTACCTCTTTTGGGAAATAGCAAATATACTATAGTTAGAAATACAGAAACGTTTGAATTAAATGAAGAAAATTTTCAAGGTCATGGACATGCTGGTAATCAATCGGTATTAAATTATACTGGACCTCACGCATCTGCTCAGTCTGGCAATACTAAAAATAGTGCTACTGATGAATCTGGGGGAGATGGTGCTAACTCATCTGGACAAAATATTCTAGAGGAAGTATCGGAAAATAATGCTCCAGCAGCTGGATCTGGTCACACTCACAGGATTATTAGACCCACCGAATATTCTAGTAATTTTACATACGGATATAATACTTTCAATATTCCAGCAGAAAATATTGTTACTACTGTTGCATTAAAAGCAAATGAAATAGAAAAAATGGATGAAGCTGTGCAACCGTTTATGTTAGTAGAATATATTATTAAATTTTAATCATGCCAACACTTACACAAACATCTAACGGATCTTTAACTTTACCGTCTAGGACTAGAGTAGCTGAAGTTTTTTTATGGGGTGCTGGTGGTGGATCTGGTGGCGGCGATATACAGATTGGTGGATCTGGTGGTGATGGTGCAAAAGTAACTGCATATATACAAAATCTTAGTCCAACTTATGGTGCGACTCTTTCTTGGTATATAGGAACTCAGGGTATTGGTGGATTAACCAGTGCTGATGGAGTCGGCGGCGGCGCTGGTGGCAATGCCAATGGATCTGGGGCTAATGGTGGTAGAGGAGGTAATGCTGGTGGTTCTGGCCGATCTGGTGGCGGAGGGGGCGGCGGTGCTGCGTCGGCACTTTATTTTGGAGGTACATATCTTTTAATGGCGGGCGGTGGTGGTGGCGGTGCTGGTGGCACTAGAGCTACTGGAAGCACTGCTCCTGCTGGACAAGATGGACCTACTGGACCTACT